GCATCAAGTGCTGCTTCCACTGCTGCGCCTACCGCACCTACCGCTCCATCAATGCCCGCTCTTCCGTCTGCGCCACAGATGGTTGAAGTTAATGACCTACTTCAAACATATATCAGGCTCCAGAATGATCTGAAGTCTGCGTTGGCAAGCAATAATCAATTGCTAATTGAGAAAAATAGCATAGAACTCGCAGGCGCACGATTCCAGCTTGAGCAAAGGGCTCTCGCTCCGCTTCGTGAGTATTCCGAGCAGAATCGACAGCTTCAACTTGAAATAGATAATCGCAGAGTTCGCAATCGTCTTCTTATGGAAGGCGCCAATCCGAAGATTGCGGATGCAAGAGTACGTGTTCTACAGATTGAGCGCGATCTTGATAGCGTCCTTACTGGAATTAACGTTTCTACAAACGAACTTGTAAAACAAGAACTGAAGCGCCTTGAGCTCAATCCAGAGCTTGTCGATGCTGAATTTACATTAACTGAAGCCACTCTTGCCCGCCTTATTGCAACCGAGCAAGACGTTAAGAAACAAGAAGAGCTTCGCAGCGCCCTCCAGAAGGTGCTGGATCTGAAAAATCAGCTTTCAACAGCAGCTACTGGCGAAGCCAGCACAGCAGCTGGAACTACTCGTGGCATTGCAGCCCAAGAAAGTAGCTTCACACAGCAATTAGGTCAAATATTTGCTGACAAAACTGAAGAGCTCTCCACTCCGGGAATTGATGCAGCAAGGAGTATAGTTGATATATTTACTACTGGAATTCAGGATTCGTTCAAGGGGGTAACCGGCCTTGGTACATTGAGGGAAAGGTTTGACCTTCAGTATGAAATTGATCAACTTGAGAAACTGCGTTCAAAGACTCAAGAGGGAACTGACGAATACAAGCGCTACACGGATCAAATCAATCAAGCCAAGTTAAGACTTGGCGAAATGTCAAATGTTGGCGTTCAGGTCAAGAACGCTTTATCGCAGATGATGGCTGGTATTGCAGATGCTTTTGCTGAAATGGCAGCCAAGATTATTGCTAGGCAAATACTGATGTTTGTTTGGGGGTCAGCAATTAAAGCGCTTGGTCTTTTTGCTTCTATTGGAAGCGCTGGAGCTTCATCTTTGCCTGGCTCAATGGGACAAGCCACTAATACCGGTCTTGATACGGGGGCAGGGAATATTACAGATATGCTCGGCGGTCTTGCCGCGAAAGGTGCTTATTTCAACGGCGGAATTGCCTCTTTCGGTAGCGGTGGAATGTTTACGAATTCCATTGTCTCCTCGCCGACTCTCTTCAGGTTTGCCGATGGTGGAATTCGCAAGACTGGCCTCATGGGTGAGGCTGGCCCAGAAGCGATCATCCCCCTTAGCCGTGGCGCCGATGGTCGTCTTGGCGTTGACGCAACAGGCTTCTCTGACGCCATCTCTGAAGCCAGGGATGCCCTTGATGAGGCTTCTGATGCAATGGCTCAGGGCGATGGAACGACAGGGCTGGAGCTGTCTGGTAGCGCATCTGATGGCTATGGCGCTATGGGCCTCAAGTCAGGTGAAGCCCAAGGCAAGATGTCGCGGGCTACTGCAATGGCGATCTCCGATTCCAGGGGCGCCGTTGAAATGATCAAGCGCATCACTCAGGAGAATGATGCAAAAGCTGCTGCTGCTGCAGCTTCTGCCTCTCCTGAAACACGAGAGCTTTACAAGCTGCTTGCAACTAAAGATAGCAATACGATTCGTGAAATTACAAATAATCAGACTGGCAGCGCTGATGGTACTGATCAATTTGCCGCTGGTTCTCAGCAGCAGCTTGCATACGGTGATGCCATTTCCGCTGCGCGTGGCGTTCTTGCTTCTGAAATCAGTGGCGGCGAGCCAGATCAGATGCAACAGGTGGGCGAGGCTGGTGCGATTACCAACTCTCGTGAGTTCATTGAGAAAATCACAGATCGTATCTCCTCGCCTGATTCTTCTAAGAAAGCCGAGGCTTCTGCTTTTGGCGATTCACGCAATGCAGTTGGCAAGTCTTCTGGTTCTCAGTCGGCTATTTCCACGAAGGAGACGATCTCCGCTCTCATGCAAGCGCGTGATAGCAGGGAGACGAGCAGCGCAATCAGTCAGACACGAGAAGTGCTCAGCTCTGTGTCAAGCATGAATAAGGAAAAGAACATGGAGCGTGTCATGGAAAGCAACGTAACTGCGATCACCAAGCCGCTTGATATTAAGTATGAATCTCAGATGATAAACAATGTCGAGTATGTTACTGTTGATCAGTACCAGCGTGGACTTGCCGAAGCTGCGGAGCGTGGACGCGCCCTCACACTCAGCTCACTCAAGAACAGCGTCAAAGCTCGCCGTCAAATAGGTATCTGACATGACGATTGCAATTTGCCACTTTGTCAGATTTAAGACCAGTGCAGGTGCATATGTTTCTGGTTATAACTATCAGAATTTTTACGTTAATGAATTGAGGACGTATCAAAGCGTTTCTTACAATTTTGCGCCGATTGGTGTTACGACGGGCGCTGGCACAAAGGGTGGAGACAGGAGTGATGCTGTCCTTATCGCGCCACCTTACCCACTGTCAATCAATCTTTTCGTTGAAGCTTGTCAGTCGAACTGGTTGTGCGAAATAACGATGGTTTTACTTGATCCACAAACCTACGCAACTGTTCAGCAAATCACACAAGAGACTTGGGTTTGTTCGCGCCCTGAAGTCAATACAGAGCGAGCGACGCTAAGACTTTCTTCGCCGCTTGATGCCGTTGATTCGCATGTGCCAAAAAGGGCATTGAGTACTAAGCTTGTTGGAAATCTTCCCACGACTGGATCAATCACAGTGTCATGACGAATCAGCGCTGGATGAAATATGTTGGACTTCCCTATAGATTGTGCGCCGACCCAGAAAAAACAAATGCAACAGATTGCATCCACCTAGTTTTTCGCGTCATAGAAAGTGGCGGAAAGTACGTTCCAGAGCTTAAGAAAGAATGGTATCTTCATATGGCAAGAAATGAAATGAATATAATTATGGATGACTGGTACAATTTAACAGAGCAGACGTTTGGACCCGAAGACTATGCGATGACACTTCTTTCTAGAACATCTGATTTTGCTATTGCTGTATTCGTTGACAACGGCTTGCTTTCAGTTCGCCCTAATGTTGGAGTTACATGGACTCCAGCGGAAAGCCTTAAGCCCATGAACTATCGCCGCTTCTGCCATGAGTGACTACCCTCTGCTTCCGTCTGATCGTTACATTGCTGACCTGCTTGGGCTGACAGACGAACAGTATCGGTATTACATCGCAGAGGTTAGAAGGCGTGCAGCAGAAGGCCCTCAGCCGAGTGTTGTAGCAATTGGTCCTGACTGGTGGATCTATGCGCTTGTCATTACAACACTGCTTTCGACTGGCTTTTCGATTGCTTCTGCTTTTCTGAAGCCGCGAATGTCGCAGCAGCAGCAACCGCAGCTGCGTCAAGTACAAACTCAGGGCGAAACAACATCAAATATTAGAAAGTATGCGCCAAGGCAGGGTTTTGATTCGGTCCAAGACATTGCAACAATTGGCAGCGCAGTTCCACTTGTTTACGCAAAACGTGAGCTGATAGGCGGTGAATATTACGGTGGAATCAGGATCAATGTCCCTTTGATTTGGAGCGAGATTCTGACGCTTGATAAAGGGCAGTTGCTGCGTGCAATGTTCTTAATTGGCGAAGGAGTAAGCACCTATTCGATTGACATTAACAATATTGCAATTGGTAATAATACTCTTGGTTCCTACTTGCTTGGCGGAAACGACGCTGCTCGCTTTACTGTTTACTACAGGCCCGATGGCGGAAGAATTACTACTTCTGACAGAGTTGCGGGCACTTCAAATGATGACGGAGCGCTATCGCCAAGCAATGTTTATGCAGTGCAAAATAGCTCCGGCGCTCTTGCTTCCAACTTCTGTCACTCTCATCGCCCCAACACTCAAACGCAATTTGGCGTTTATTCAATGATCGGCAATGGACTTGGCTACCGAGTCAATCCAAGTCTTCGCCCTGGCGTTAACGCACAGCTGACAGTTGATGTTGAGAGTGGAGGCGGCAAAAAAGGCGGGGGCGGAGATGCAGAAGCAAGAGTCGTTTGTGAGCTTGACTACGTTTCATTGGCTCAGCGTGAAAAATACAAAGCCAAGTTCTCTGGTAGAAGCGGACTGATTAGCGCAGCAGGCAGTCAGTGGTCCTACTATCTTTCTAACACTTCTGACGCCAGCACTGAATTTGTTGCAAGTGCAGAGCCTTATTCGTGGGAAGCGAAGAGAACTGTATCAGAAAACCCATTCCCCGGAATAAGTGATACTACTGTCAAAAGTTGGCTGACCGGAAGCAATATCGTCGTCAATAACAACAACATAAGTGTTACTTGGACTTTTAATAGCTCGTCGGCACAGTCCGCACTTGGTTCGGTTTCGACTGGTACCTATGTAATTAAATATTTTACATGGGCTGAGGCAAATACTGGCAAGCAGGTTTCGGCAAGGCACTCAGTGACCGCCGTTATCTCCGAAACCACATCAGGCACCCCGCCTGTAACTACAAGAAATTACACGTTTAGTCCAATCAGTGTTACAAAAACACGCGACTTCGCAGCTAACTCTTCTCACGAAGAAAGGTGCGGCGATGTCGCTTCTGCTGTGGCTGGTAGGCAAAATTCTTATGATGATGCTCTTCAGATTGGGCAACTATACAAAATAGGTTCGGCTTTGGCGATATGCACAAATCGCACTCCGACTGATAACAACTTCAACTCCAACGCTGCATTTGAGCCGCCGACCAGTGGCGGCAATCCACTGACTGCTGACTTCAGGATCATCAGGTCTGGCTCAATTGGAAGCACGATTCCACTCGCCAATATTGAGGCGAACGGAGACGAGGATAGTCCCGCCCCAGCTTTCTACACAGCGACAAATCAATCTCATATTTTCAGGGTTGCAATTGCTAACTTCTCAACTCTGCGCGAGTGCCGGATTGTATCCTTCTGCATTCGCAGTGCTCTGGGTATAAGAATTAATGGCTTGTGTAATTTCAAGGACAGCCTTAGTTACAACCAGATCGACAACAAAGCTTGTCTCAGCAAAAAGGGCGACAAGCTTAGCCCTGGCGATACGTTGGTTGTTGATATTTTCAACAGTGGACAAATGAGTAGCTCTGAAGAGCGCTACAGCTTCTTCAGAATTGGCTACAGAGAGTCTGGAACTTCTGGCGAATACACCAAGCTTCCGCAGTGTTTTGGTATTCGCGGAATCACCCAGCAAAGCGTATTTAACAGCATCAAGTTTGTGATGCCATCTACAAAGAGATGGGAGTTCCAAGTTGAGCCGCTCAGTGGTTGGGAGATCAGGTCTGGCGTTGCAACTGGTGATCTTGAATTAGTTGACTCTGGAATGAAGACGACTCGTACCGTCAGCTCTGGTGGAGTCAGCGTCAGCTTCTATGGCAAGCAGCTTATATCTAGCGCCAATCGTGCATCGCAGGGACCGAACGAATTCAGGATCGCATCAGCGCAGAGGGGTGGGCTTGCAGAGATCGGCATTGGATACGCCGATGTTGATTCTTATCTTGACTACTGGGGCAAGCTTGCTGAGTCCTTTGTTTATGAAGAAGTCAAGTCAAGTGCTGATAGCGGCCCAGAGCATGAAATAGTTGCAATTAATGAATACATAGATAACAGCGAGGCGCCGCTTTATGACAATCTTGCAATTCTTGGCCTCAACATGAGGTCTGGAAGTGAGTGGCAGCAGTTTGGACAGTTTTCTGTTTACGTGACTTCCGGCCTCGCCAACACGCATCTTTTCCCCGAGGTTCTCAAGGATCTACTGACAAATACAAGATACGGCAAGGGCGATCAGGTAACAGATCAGCAAATTGATCTGGCAAGTTTTACCGCTGCTAGTAGTTGGTGTCAGACGCATAAGTACTTCTTTGATGGCGCTATTACATCAAATACGAATTTGCGTCAATGGGCAGCAGATGCAGCAGCTGCTCATCTTTTGCTTTTTGGCGAAGCTGGCGGGAAATTCTGGCTGCGCCCCGCATGGCCTGGAACCGTTTCTTCCCCCACCGCCGTTTCAATCAAAGGCATTTTCACAGCAGGGAATATCAAGGAAGGCACTTTTGCGATGGAGTTCATGGAACCGGAGGATCGCAGGCCAATTCAGGTGAGTGTCAGGTACAGAGAGGAGAGGCTGTCCAGTAATTTGGCAAACCCTGGCATGTTTGCAGTTGAAA